AGGCGGTTTGCCCTTGTGAGCAAGTAATCCGCGCCTCTCGTGGCGTGCTGGATGCTGGTGTCAGTTGTGACATGTGCGGGATGAGGTTCATCGGCTAGGACTTAAGACAGAAAGCCCCCGCCCGATAAGTCGGCACAGGTTCACGACCTACGGGGGCACGATGTGACCAACATCACAGCGGAAATCCCACAATCGGGAGCCGAATCGTGAGAAGGTTGCACCAAGCAAGACCGCAAGAGGTAAAGCGCCCCTTGTGTATTAAGACAGGAGAACAGAAAGATGGAAGCAACAGCACCAACAGCCCGCGAACAATTCGTGAGCGATTACACCCTTGTTGTGGATAACAACAGCGAGGCTTATTTTGAGACGATTGACCTAGTACGAAGCAAGAAAGAAAGCGTTCCCGCAATTAGCGAGGCAATGCGTGAAGTTTTTGAGGAGCAAGTATCGCGGGCGCTCCTTGTCTTAAGACAGAGCGAAGAAGTCGAGGCAATCACCGCCGACCTTATGCATGAGTTGTTGCTCGGCTGGGGTTCAGATGTTTTTGATGACATCGCCCGCCACTACATCCAGAAAGATGGGGAGTGACTTAAGACATGAAAATCACATACGAAATCTACAGCAAGCGCGGAAGTTTCTCAGGCTTGAACACCACCGACAGCATGGAAAAGATGGCACAAATCAAAGCCATGCTTGAGGCTAACAAGCAAGCCTGCACCATCGTAAAGATTACCGAGGAGGTATGACTTAAGACAGAAAGAAAACATGTGATGAAAATCACAGCCTCAAATCTTGAAGAAAGCGCGGTGTTCATGCCACCATTGAGGCACTGGTAACAATCCCGTTACCTACAAGAACAGGAGATGCACCAAATGAAGCGAGCCGAACTCATAATCGGAAAGAGTTATTACATGCACGAGTCTGCCAACTGGCGGGACAAAGTTTATGCAGATAATTCTTATGCAAAGACCGCCGACATACACAAACGGCGCAAGGTTGTAATCATAGAAACACAACTTAAGACAGAACAAGAAAAGAAATACCGCAATCGTGATGTCTTAATACAGAACAGCAACGGCGACCAAAAATGGGTAGCCCTCAATCACATCCGCATTGAGTGGATTGAAGCGGTCAGTCTGATAACAAAAGACTGGCGCAACGCACGAGGCTATGACGACCGAGCCAGAAAATACGCCCGCCACCTAGAACGCAAGTTTCTCCGCGAGCAATACACCCCTGCACTCAAGAACATGCTTGAAGAAATCCAACGAGTGACAGGCGAGAAAGTATTTTCATGGGACAAGTTTGAGAGTTTAGACATCAAGACAATCCAGATTCTAACTCAAGCAATCTCAGGTATTAAGACAGAACTAACAGCGGTGGCATCATGACTTACGACATAAACAATAACTGCATCGTGTGTGATGCGTATGTCTATGACCAACACAAACCAAGTTGTATGTCTTATGTCAGAGAAAGTTACTCAGAGTTTCTTAAGAGGATTCAAGTAACTATCTGCGGAGACTGCCTAATCCCACTCAACCAATGCCAACATGCCAAGGAGTACAAGCGATGAAACTCACACGCCGAGGCAAACAAGTCAGAGCAATCTTTATTTATGTCTTAATACTCAGCGCGTTTTATGCATGGACAGTTGCACTAGGAGTCTGGGAGATTCCTGAATCATGCTTAGTCGAGCAAGTTGGGTGTCCTGCTGGACATCCTCTGCCTTAAGACATAGTGTGACCAACATCACATGCAAAATGTTTGACACCGCATAGGTGACGAGAGTTAAATACAACTACCAACTACAGACAGGAGAAACACAATGGCAACATGGACACACCCTAACGGGGACACAATCACAACAGAAGGCACCACCTACACAGTCACACAGAATGGCGTGAGCCGAACAGTGAATGTTGATAAGTGGACAGCCAACGCAGAACAATGGATGAAGAACGACATCAAAGACGGATACTACGAAGGCTTCGTACTTAAGACAGGAGATAACTAACATGGCACTACCAGAACACACACTAGAAGCATTAACCAACGGCGCTAACAACATGTCATTCAACGAGAACGGAGAGATGACCAGCGCAAGCGGGTCAGGCGTGGACTTGTATGTCCTCTTGTCTCTTGTCTCATGGATTAAGTTAGAACTTAAGACAGGAATGAAGATGACCCGTCATGGAAGCACGCTTAAGAAGGCTAACGAAATGCTGGGTACAAACTACAAGCGCAAGCAACAGGCACTTGACCACCTTGAGGCACTGCTCTCAGTACTTAAGACAGAGGAGAAATCTAATGGCTAATGTATGGAAGTCATCAGTTACAAAAGGCATGACCAAGCACCTTACCGAGCAAGAACTATCAGACTTGATAGCAAAACTTGACGATGTTGTCATGATGGTCTGCGAATCCTACGAGATTGGGGCTTAAGACATGAGAGAGTACACAACTTATTGGTATGTATGCACATCATGCGATACCTCAATAGAAGTAACGACAAGACGAACAGTTAATCGTGCGCCTCAATGCACATGCAAACACAGTCATGTAGTCCTGTGCCAAACAACTCCTCCGACTAAAGAAAGTGTGGCTTAAGACATGAAAGATAAATGGTTACTTACGATTGAGGTAGATACTTATGACGGCGACCCACGCATGTGGGACTGGAACCACCCTGAGTTTAAGTTCGATGACTCAACAGTTAAAGTTCTTACATCAGAGTTCAAGGGACGGGTGCTACCTGATGAGCAATAAAGAAATGATTCGTCTGATTCACAATAAAGAAGTTAAGGCATTGTGCAACACAATAAAGAGAGCAAGGTCACAGCGAAATGCCACGACTAATAACGAGGACTTCGACTACTGGCATGGCATAATGGAACATCACCTAGAAATACTGGGTGTATTACTTAAGACAGGAGAAAAGAAATGAACCACACAATCACAACTGGGGCTATGACTAAAGGTGTTACAGCCTACGACAAGGACTTCGACCTCACCATTGATGGCGTAGAGATGCGAGTTATCCTGCATTGGGACGACAACGATGGCTTTGAATTAACATGGCTGGACAAGGAAGGTAGATTCATTACATCACCTGACTGGCTTGATAAGGTAGAAGATTTCTGTCTTAAGTTAGATGGCACAGAACCACACAGCAAGGTCTTGTTATGATACTTATGGAGTGCAGAAGTTGTGGTACTACAGTAGAGAATCCAAAGACTATGAACTACATGACTGAACGATGCACGCCTTGTGAATTAAGACATAGGGAACTAGCCAACCGCGCTATTGATACATACCTTGACAGCATACGAGAGCAGGAGTTGCAACAATGAGAGACATCCATCCACACGCACGCATCTGGATTGTAACTGCCGTAGGTCTAGCCGTAGCGCTGGTAGTTACACAGCCTACAGTCTTGACACATCAGCCAGAAGGTAGAGTCATTGCCCACTACGAGAACGACTACCAACGCTATGCTATTGACCAACTAACTAAGCAGGACAAACTTGAACAGTGGTCTTGCTTGTATGAATTATGGAAACGCGAGTCAAACTGGCGACCAAAAGCCAAGAACAAACAGTCTAGTGCCATGGGTATTCCACAGTTACTGGACAGTACATGGGAGAACATCGGTCTTAAGCCAACCTGGAATGGCAGGAAGCAGATTGATGCTGGGCTTGTCTATCTGGAACACAGATACGGAAAGACTGGCAACAACATCTGCCGAGCATACGCTCACCACCTTGCCAAGGGTTGGTATTAAGACATGAAGATTGTATTGAATAAATGTTATGGCGGTTTCAAAGTAACAAAGCACCAAGCGGAATTACTTGGCTATGAGTGGAAACAATTTCCTAATGCAATGCGGTCAGCGTTTGCATCAAGACTTAAAATAGATGATGGGTATGCCGAAGGAGCAAACGAGGATAAGGATAGAGTTAATCCGATTCTTATTGAGTCAGTAGAACGAGGCGACCCTAGTTCATGGGCATCAGACTTGTATGTCTATGAGATACCTGATGGGGCGCACTGGGTCATCAGTAATTATGACGGAGTTGAAACTTTATACTGGTCACTATCAGAAATAAATGAGGCTTAAGACATGACACATGAGGTAGAGAACTGGTTTCATAGTGGCGATGCATACGAGGAAGCAAAGATGGTGATGCGAAAGGTTAATGATTTCTTTAAGCCAGACATCCAAGTTATCCTTGATGCCCTCCAAGAAGCATACGAGCAAGGGGTAAAAGATGGGAAGGAGTTGCGATGAAGCCTGAGTACCACGAAATCATGGGCGTAAGAATAATGGGCAAGCGCCATGGCAAAACCATCACCCGTTATTTCTTAAGATACAACCCAAGAATTATGAGCAAGGGTAAGTGCAGGGGTATAGACACCGAAGTATTTTATCCACCGAAAGACTTGTTCACACGCGATGAGGAGCGCATGATTGACAAGATGTGTGCCGAGTGTCCTATTAAACAGGCATGTTTAGAGTGGGGCTTAGCCCATGAAAGGTACGGAGTATGGGGTGGCACCACACCTGCGATGCGTACCCGCCTGCGTAGTCGTGTCGGTTGGGATGTGACAGACCCAAACAATAACCCTGTGTTATGATTGTCTAGCACATAAGCGATAAGTTTATGTGCATAGAAAAACCCAGCGATTCTCTCCTGTCTCGCTGGGTTTCTCTATGTATTAAGACTCAATGTGTCTATGCCAAGTTAAAGCAATGTTGTAGATAAACAAAGCAATTTCAATACCACGAACACGCGGAAACTCTTTAGGTATTTTGTAGTGTTCATGCGTTGGAGTGCTATGCATGTAGTTTATTCCTAAACCAAAATGAATAGGTTTCTTTTCTACAACAAAGGCAAAGTCGCGATTAAAAACCATTCCTTTTTTATACTTAAGCATCTAATCCAAGTTCCTTGGCAAGCATAAACACTTCATCACTTAAGTCATTAAGAGTTCCATCGTTATAGATAACATGATTAAACATGTAATTATCCATTGCATGCTCTGATGGATGTCCATTGACAGCGCTATGGTTGTGGCGATTGATGCGCCAGACAGAACCACCAAGATTCTTGATTGCTTGTGCCTCATTAGGAAAGCGCACATCAGAGATAACAACTTTATCTTCTGACTTAATACCTGACAATGCAATGTTAATCCAGAAGTCATCGCCAAACATCTTGCGCCCAACATCTGTACCTAGTACCTGCAATAGACGGCGTACCTCTGGGTCACGCTTGGTTACATCCCAGCCATAATCCTCAACGCGATTGGCTATGTGTGTGATGCTATCCAACTTAGGATTCAACCTCAGCAAAGCCTCACGCATAGGGTCAGCGAAAGCGATACGGCGATAGCCGTAATTAAGACACAACAATTCTGCCGTGCTGTCCTTGCCTGATTGTGCGTATCCACTCAGTCCAATAATCATGCACTCTCCTCCTTCATGTACTGGTCTATGAGTTCCCATAATTCAACAAAGTTTTTAGTGGTGATTGGTTCATCTATGTTCCATGATTGTTCTTGTAAGTAGTCACCTAAGTCGTCATCTACAAGTAGTGCTGGCTTGTATGGGTGTATGTCAATTATGTTATAGGTTTTCATCCTTCGCTTACCTCATCCCTTGCTTGTGCATTAGTTCGATTACGCCTGCGTTCATACCATGTTGGTTGCTCACCACCAAGTCTGTCTTGCAACTTAGTCAATGCACGCTTAACTCTTTTACGCATTGCTTCCTCAGTTATGTTGTAAGACTCAGCCATTGCACCTAACTCCATGCCACCTTCGTGATAGCGCATCTTAAGTAAGTCTCTGTCTGCCTCTGATAGTTTCTCTAGCCCAGCCATGACATCTGATAGCAACGCCATACGATTGCCACCTTCTGCTGGCTTGCTTGACTTAGAGATAAACTCATTACTTAAGTCAGGAGTATCTGACCATCCCTCATGTGTCCACACATCACGCAATAGTTCATGCAATACCTCGTGTGAATAGTAAAAAGTATCTGACATAGGCGAGCGCGAGTAACGCTGTCTCTCTTTAGCCACATACTTTTGCGCCTCATTAAAGAAAGTCTTACGCAACTTGTACTTAAGACTGTCCTCCTGTTGCCACTGTTCTATCTTGTGCCAATGTTCCAGCGCCCACAAAGATAGGTGTTGGTACATGTCATCAGTAGTTACTAAGCCACGATGGATGCGACCTGAACGAGAGGCTATCTGTCTTGCGACAGAATAAATCACATCCCATACCTCGTCTTGTTTATCCATTGCGACTCCTAATAATTTCAATGGCTTGTTTTCTACCATTAGTAATGCCATCTATGTAAGCAGAAGGCTTGCCACTACCAGTATCTTGCATGCGTTCAGCAGGAATAAAGTAACAAGCCTTTTCAATAGACTCTATTAGTTCTTCATCACTCATCCTTGGGTTCCGCCTTTTCATTTTTTAACTTTCGCATTGCCATAAGTAAATCATCTACTGTTATGAGGTAACCCTTACTCCTATTCGGGGGTATCTCACATGTAATCTCTCGACCAAACTCTTTAATGGCATACAACACATGGCTTGTAGGTACCATGAGTACACCTTGTTCCAATACAAACGCCCAGTAAGCAGCCTCAGTCACCATAATTCCTGATGGCTCCCATGATTTAGACTTCATGTACCAGCACTCAACTTCAATGTAAAGATTGTTAGTAACCCACCACTTGCGGTCACGCTTAACCTCTACAGTCTTGCCTTCGGTAAGGAGTTCTTCTACTAACTTCTCACCCTTTCTGCCGTACCCAAAATCTAAATCAAAACTGGAGTTTTTAGCCATGTCTTAAGACCCAACGCGTTTGCGTAAGCCTTCTGCCCCTTCTTGTAGGTAAACATCATTGACATCACAGTTGTCTGGCATGAACACAGGGAACACATTGTCTAACTCTCGTGTTATGTTCTTCGCCATCTCTCTGCCTGCATTGTCACCGTCACAGAACAACATAATCTTTTCCCAGTCAGCCAATACCCGTGAGTAGAATGGCTTCCAGTTATTAGCACCTGGCAAACCGACTGCTGCGAACCCTACTTGTGTCGCGATAATTGTATCAATCTCTCCCTCACAAATTACGAGAACATCAGCATTACTTTCTAATGCCATGACATTGAAGATGTGTGTGGTTGCACCAGGGCGAGAGAGATACTTCGGTCCAGTATCATTGCCTATACTGCGAAAGCGTATGTCAATAACACCCGATGGCGTGATGTATGGGATAGCCAACTTACCAAGGTAAGGCTCATGTCCCGTCTCAGGATTCGCCACGAAGCCGAGGCGGAACATACGCGCCGTTGCTTCCGTTATACCGCGACTCTCCAGATACGGAAGAACCTCTGCTAGGTTTTGCTCGTAGTTCTCCGTGGCTTTCGCCAGTAATTCTCTCTGCGATTTTGACAGCCTCGCCATACTTGACTCCTTCTTTCTTCATAATCAATGAGTACACATCTCCTGCCATGTCACAGGCGAAACATCTAAAGCCACCCTTGTCAATGTTGAGTCGGGCTGACTTAACTTTGTCATTGTGAAAGGCACAGCGGACTGTGACCCATCCAGTTCTGACAGGTATAGTAAATCCGTAATGCTCTAAGACTTTAACGATGTCATGCTTAGAGTTTTGGGAGGACATTGCTGAGCCTTTGAACAACATAAGCATCACCTGTTCCCTTGTTACTTGCCTTGATAATTACCAATGGTGATGGTGCTAGTAGTAATCTCTTTGACAAGCGGTAGTTCTCTGCTTCAATGTCTGCCTCACGCAACCAACCCGATAGGTCAATACGACCATCACGCCGTGGTGCCTTGGCTTCAATGACATAAGAATCATTTGCTGTCTTAAGAAAGACATCACCAATGTCGTTACGCCCAGCACGAGGTAGGCGTTGTGCTTCGTAATCTAACTCAACAAAGAAGTCTGCTAGGTCTATCTCCCAGCCCGCACCTCTACGCTTGTTTGCCATCTGCTGACTGCTCACGCTCTCTCCTCTCTGCTATTTCTACTGATGCCCAATACAGGTTGTAGTACCCATCATCTAAAGCAAAGCGCTTCATGTGCTTTACCAAGGCTGATGTATTTGCATAGACTTGTATGCCTGCTGCTTTAACCTTGCGGAAGAAGGCGATGTCCTCACCAATGAACTGCTCACCGCTTGCGCTGTTCTCAGCAAACACAAAGTCTGTCTCACCAAACTTGTCATGCAATGCTTTGATAACAGACTTATGCATTAAGACCAAACCTAAGCCAGCGCTGTCAACCTTGATGACTTGATTGCGTGGCAGTGGATGGTGATGTTTAATCTGATACTCGTTGTCACCCTCATCAAAGATGGCAGGCAAAGGTTGCATGAGTGTGTTCTCCATTTGCTTAGAGATAAAGTACACACCACTTACAACTGGACGAGCAATCTTGTCAGCGGTATCCCATAGAGTCTTGACAACTTCCTTGGTAAGTACGATGTCAGAGTCAACCCACAACGCCCAGTCAGTACCGACCTTGTTCCACATCTCAAAAGCAGCCTGTCGTTGGCGTGCAATCTGATTACCCTGCACACGAATAGCATTGTGGAATGGGACATCACCAGTGATGATGCTGTACACCAAGCCTTCTGTGAACTTGCCATCTGTGTTTCCATTGTCACACCAGATAACAGATAAAGTTTCTTTATTACTATGCGCCATTATCAAACACCTTTTCTGATTGGTCGAGTACTTCCATTGAACCTTCGGCTAAATCTTTCCACGAGTCAGCCATGATTTTCAGGTTGATTCCGACTTGTTCTGTACATTCTGGTCCGTGGTTGTCGAGGAGGTGTTGAGCCATTTGGCTAACATAATCAGCAAACTGTAGGCACTCCAGCCATACTGCGGAAGG